CCCATCACGCAGAAAGAGCTTAGATACAAAGATACTCAGCAAATTAAATCAGTAAAGTCATTTGGGAAACTACTCGAGGCTTTCAACACGGCGTTAACAGTTTGTAGGCAGCACCCGAAGGTGCAACGCACAGAGGCTGTAATACCAGAAAGGGCCCCGGGGAAGAGGAAGCAACCATCACTAAGATGTTTCGACCTCTCCAACCCCGATGACGAAATGCTGTTCAGAGAAATCACTTACATGAATGAATTCCTGATACGGTATTATAATGAGCACGGCCTTGACAAGACCATCGATCTTGTCAAGGAAAGTGCGGCTGAGATAAGAGTTATGTGGCAAGTGGGGGATGCACAACTAGAAAGCAAAGCTAACTGGTTGACATACCTTGTAGTGCCTTATATATCGCATATATATACTGTACACACTTACAACGACACAACAGGGGCTGTGGTGGCCGGGTGGAGATACCACATGGCATCATACTCCTGTTGCGTCTTTGGTTACCTTGGTAGAGCCCTACCCCGTCCCACCGACGAAAAAGTCGAAAGGGCGAGATGGGAAACCTATGAGAGGTTTGGAGCCAAACAGATAGTTGCCCCGGAAACAATTTCCGAGATAACGGAATGGACTAGGGAATTCTTCTCAAATATGGAATCCCCCGATCTAATGCCGTTAGAATCCGCCGGTGTAGGAGGTTGCCTCGAAAGACAACGATCCAAAGGCGGGGTTGCAGACTACCTATCGCAAATGTACAAAGAGTGCAAAAAACTCACACCCGAAGAGTTGAAGACAAAAGGTCTCCATAAGACCTCGGTGTGGAGGAAAGGGTTCGTTGATAGAATCCTTCAACCAGGCAATATACTACACTTCCACAACGAAGGGAGTGTGTTCGCATGGTGTTTCGCACATGATGTATTAAAGGAATATATCGACCACGCACCGAAATGCACAAGGCATATACAGTGCGGGGAGCACGAGAAGCATCTTCCGATGATACCTCTCGGCATTGCAGAGCCTGGGGGAAAAGCAAGAATACCTTGCGTTACCTCCGGCTTGCTGAATATCCTCGCAACACCAATCCGTGAGGCTATGTTTAGGATAATACGAAGCGATCCTAGGTGTAAATATCGAACAAGCGGTGCTACTGAAAAGCAGCTACCGATGATCGAAAAATTCCTAAGTTCGCTATCCCAAAACGATATTACTCACAGCGGAGACATGACAGTATCCACAGACGCGTTCCCGCTCCAGTTCATGGAGGCCGTCATAGACGGACTACCCATGGAACAAAAGTGGAAGGACATAGCCTTACTCTGCACAGGACCATTCAAAATGGTCGCACCGAGCAAGGAAAATGAGAAAGTTCTCAAGGCCAATAGAGTGAGAAGTAGGGAGTTCCCTACTATCAAGATAAAGGACCATGTTCCGAATTTCTTAGGTAGAATGTTTAGACCCTCTTGGTTAAAGAGGGAAACAAGATTCCAGCCTGAGTGCGAAGTGGAAATACCAG